ATTCAATCAAAACCAAATAATATAACAAATACGTAATATTAAAATATAAAAACACTATTTTAATATTAATAAACGCATTAAAAATGTCTTTACCAATTCATCAAAATATCAAAACCAAGTTGGAATACTTTCATAGCATTCATAAAATACCTAATATTATTTTTAATGGTCCTTCAGGATCAGGTAAGAGCACAATTGTAAATGATTTTGTTAGTTTGATTTATGAAGGGGACAAAGAAATAATAAAAGATTTTGTAATGTATGTAAATTGTGCACATGGAAAAGGCATTAAATTTATTCGAGACGAACTCAAGTTCTTTGCAAAAACACATATTAATTCAAATGGTGGTAATACTTTTAAGAGTATTATATTATTAAATGGAGACAAACTAACAATGGATGCGCAATCTGCTTTGAGAAGATGTATCGAGCTTTTTAGTCACAATACGCGTTTTTTTATTATTGTAGAAGACAAGTATAAATTATTGAAACCAATTTTGTCGCGATTTTGCGAGATCTATGTTTCTGAACCGGAATACAAAGGGAAGACAATAAATTTATATAAATATAACCTGGACGAAACATTTAAACTAACAAATCTAAAGCAGACAAAGTCTGAGTGGTTGAAAAGAGAACTGCAAAAGCCAATAACTCTAGAAACAGATTTGATTACATTTGTTGCCAAATTATATGAAAAAGGATACAGTGCTCTGGATTTAATAAAGTTATTAGAAGATCAAAGTAGTTTTAAAATCGACAACATAAATGTAGTAAAAAGATACGAATTGTTAGTTGCATTTAACAAGGTAAGAAAAGAATTTAGAAATGAAAAATTGTTGATGCTTTTTATTATGAACTTTGTCTTTTTAGATATAGAGACGAATTTAGATAATATTTCGTTTATGTAAAGGGAACTACCGTTCCCCTTTAACCCCATGTTTTAAATTGCAATTTGATAAAAATACAAATACTAATAATAGTATATTATAATATATTATAATGAGAGGGACAAAAAAGATGAATAAGATGAGAGGAGTAAGAAGGACAAGAAGAGTAAAAAAGACTAGAAGAAATCGAGTCAAAGGTAAAGGTAAAGAATGGAAAACGACACCAATAACAGATAAAAGAGAATTACAAAGATTAGAAGAATATGAGCAAAGGGCTGCAGAAAGAGAAAGAAATGACAATGAAATAAAACGAATTCATTCTGAATTAGAAAATCAAAGAAAGAATATAATAAGTGGCTTGATTGGGACACCAATGGATGCAAAAGAAGTTGAAAGACAAAGGAGAGAAGATGAACAACACAGCAGACGAGTTAACAGCAAAAAAGCAAAGGAAAGAAAATTAACTATTTATGATCTTTAAAATCAAATGAGGCAAAAAGTGAGTTTAAACTAACAAAAAAAAACCTCTAATTCTTACATAGCAACAATATGGATGATTTTAATGTTAGTTCGTTACATGAATCAAAGAATGAATGGGGTGCTCGTTTGCTAACTATTTTAACGCCGTTGGTTATTGAAGGATTTAAGTCTATTTTTGATGAGTCAGTAAAACTATGCAAAGACAACAGAGAGATGGATAAGTATTTGATGACATTTCAAAATCTGATAACTCGTATTCCAAAATGGAATCCGTCCATTATAGAACAAGAAAGGAAGCGAATTATTGAGCGAAGTGGTTGCGGATATTTAGAAGAATTAGTGACATGTGTGCATATAATTCAATTAAAGTTGCTAACTGCAATGCGTGTTGGTCAGAAACAAAAGAAGATCGATATTAACATACCAAAATTGGATGATTTCATTCATAAAGCATATATTAATGTAGCACGAAAAATATATAAAAATGTGTATCTATTTGAAATCAATGTGCCACCTTTGCAAATACAAAAACATAATAGAGAAATGGAGACAATTGTTCAAGAATGTATTTTGAATGCGGTTAGAGAGAGTATTCCAATTGAACATATTTTGAAGGCATATATGGACGAAACAGTTGAAGAAGATGTTATAGAAGAGATCAAGGAACAACAAGTTGAAAAGAGTGAGGCAATAAATGCAAGAGGAGAGACTACTTTTGTTTCCGAATCTGAAGCAAAAGAAGCAAAGGAAAGTATAAAATTTAATGATGTTGATCAAGCAGTAAATGAAAAAGGAAAAGAAGAATTAATTAGTGCACCCAAAACATTGGAGAGGTTAGAGGAAATAAGTAATTTAAGAAATATACAACGAAAGATGGAAGAAGAAGCTGATGCGGATGATGATAATGAAACATTGAAGATTTCTGATGAATTAGTGGATTTAAATAGCTTAGATGTGCATGTAATTGGTCAAAAGTCGATAGATCTAGAACCCAATTTTTTGTTAGACGATATTGAAGTTTTAGCGTAAATTTGTAAATTATAAGTTTTTTCACAAGTTTAACGCGTTAAATTAAAAAATGAATTGTAAAAATATATTGTAAATGGGTAATATATTTTTAGTAGCTGGAATTATATCTGTTATTTTCTTTGTTGCCAAATTTTTAGAAATGCAATATATCGAAAAGGAAAGTAAGCCTTTAAAGGTATTAATTAGAGATGCATTGGTAGTTTATGTTAGTGTAGTCTTGGGTATGTTTATTTTAGAACAATTGAGTCCAGTGATTAAAGAAACGTCTTCAAGTATAAGCCCTGCTGCATTTACAGATAATCCTCCATTCTAGGTAGGGAACCTTGGTTCCCTATCTTCCAGTCCAAACCTTAACAAATTTTTGATATGCTTTTTTATTTTGAAAATCTTGCAAATATTGATCATAATTATAATGAAATGGTCTATAATGACCATGTATGTTACCGAAAAGTGATCCTATTTTTTGAAGATTAGGATATTCTTGAAAAAAAATCAATCCTATTATTCTTTCTAGACCACATCTATCTTTTCTAGAGTTAATGCAGTTGACTAAATTACTCAAATTATATTTTTTTTCTATATTTTTTAAAAAATTTAAATTAATATAAGTCATTGCTCCAAAACATAAGTCAAACTTATCATCTGTTGGCATTCCTAATATATTTATTCCAGGTCCTTGTAGTTTTTGTTTAATAAAAAAATTGTTTTTTAAATAGTTACTTATTCTTAATAAATTGTCTAAATACTCTTTATCATAAGTATGATGCCATAAAGGCATTACAGGACAATTTATTTTTTCAAAAGGTATTCTTTGATGAACAAAAACACTATCATGTAAAATAATTGCATTATCAAACCATTGGTGTTTTAAAAAGTATATGTATGGCAGTAGCTCACCGCGTTTAGGATATTCAGATTGAATAAATTCTGTATTTTTATAATCATGATCTGCTTTTACGAAAGTTTGATTACTATCATCATCTATAACAATTATTTTTCTAAAAGGATAATGTGTTCTTATTAGTTTTACACATTGATTCCAATATTTATTTGTTAGTTCGGAATTAACATGTCTTGTAATAATAAACCCGTATGTCATATAATAAATATGTATAATTTATTATATAATTTATATTAGCATTTATAAACAATATGAAGGAAACTCATCTATATTCATCACAATTTCACCTTTTGAAACCCCATTTTTTAAAATAGCAAATTTACTAAACTCGGGACGATCTAATTGTGCGGTCGGGCTATGATTATGAACACAACGAGCAATCATTTTATATAATTTGAAATCTGGGTATCGTTCTGCACCATTATTTTTATAAAGCACATTGATACCATTATCATCAGTGCACCATTCGACAATTAATTTCACAATAGGATCACAACTGTTTATATTTTTAATGCTATCCATATCATCTATAATATAATCAAAAATAGAACATGCTAAACGACACAAGTCGAAACTGAAATTTGGTTCTAAACGCGGTTTTTTATCATTGAAGTATGGTTCTGTGTTGTATTGCGTAACGGCATCACCTCCTGTTTGAAAGCTATCACTGCAAAATAATTTATTGTCAAATTTATAAATAGCTCGTCCAAAATCAATGATTTTAAATATTTTTCCAAAAGTTGGAACCTTGTAATACTTTTTTTTATATAAATAATAGAGGAATTTTTTGTTAGTGGGTATATACATAATATTATTTGTATGCAGATCATTATGAGTAAATGAAAATAGTTTCTGATATGCGATCAAAGTCATTATTATTTGCATTAATAAAGACATCCATTCATCTTGAGACAAATCTGTATTAATAATAAGTTCATCTAATGTGCTTTCGCAGTTTTCCATGCAAATAACTTGCACGGGGAATTTTTGAAGAGTTAACAATAACTTTTCTTCTTCTAGATCTGAGTCAGACTCATAAGAACTTTCAGAATCAATTGATTTAGATCCAGAATCAGATCCAGATATAGAACCACTAGATTTAGAGGCAGACTTAGAACAATCTAAATCTTCTACTTCGTCAATATCAACTTCATCATTTTTAGAATCATTATCATTTGTATGAGATGTTCTAGATGAACATGATGAACCTGATTTAAGGCTAGCTGATTTTTTTTGATCCGTGATATCAATTGAACTAGTAATATCAACTAAATCAATGTTAAGATGTTTAACATCATCTAATGATATTGATTGACTATTTGTATTCGAATTTGTTTCGAAAATATTTTCAAAAATAGAATCATCGATTGACTTTACAGATAAGTTTGATTTTTGTGAAATATTCATGATATTTAATGGTTTTAAGCTAACATTTTCATTTAAATTATTTGTCATTAAATGTGAATAATCTTCTACCGTAAACAGCGTATTCTTTTGTTTATTGAAAAACTCTGATTGAACTAAATAGTCAATATCATCTATCACATTAATTTTATAATTATTTTTTATAGCTAAAAAAGAACCATAATAATCAAGTCCATGAACAAAATTATGTCTATGAAGAACTTGACTAGTTAGGAATGAAAAAAATCCATCAATGTAGGAAGAATTGTTAGGATCTTCTAGTTTTGGATGCACTTTTTTGGCTTTATCAATAGATGGCAAATTAAATAAATTGGGATCTGTGTGATTATATTTACCGACTAGATACTTGAATGGATCTAACAATGGTGCCATTTTAATAAACACCTTTTGAGTCATTGCAAAATCTTCATCATCCGATATGTTTTTTAGTTTGCATGTATAAATATGCTCATGCTCAAAAGACACTTCCTTATCACCTTTATTTTTTAAATCTTTAATATCTGAAATGCTCCACATATGATTTAAATTAATAGAGTTAAAATTGGTTGTGTTTAATGAGAAAAAACTATCATAAATTGGTATATAGTTTTGCACATTAGATAAAGCAATATTAGGATTGGATTGAAATTTGTTAAAGAGATTAATATTCTTCCTCTTTTGATAATTTACCGTGATTGCCATTAGCTAATAAAAATAAAATTATAAGTTATATTTAACTTATTATAAAGTTTAATTGTTATTTTAAAATGCCTAAATAAAATGATTAAGTATTTATAAGTTGAAGGTCGCGTAAATAAAAATCTTTTTTTAATATACTATAATAATAAATGAATTTAGAGCTAAAACGTTTTGATATGAAATCGATTAGTTTTAAACCCAATGAATCAAAAGGTCCTGTGGTAGTTTTAATAGGGAGACGTGACACTGGTAAATCATTTTTGGTAAGGGATTTATTATATTATCATCAAGATATTCCTATTGGCACTGTTATTTCCGGAACCGAAGAAGGAAACGGATTTTACGGAAAATTGGTGCCAAAATTATTCATCCACAATGAATACAATACAGCTATTATCGAGAACATTTTGAAGCGACAAAGGCAGGTTTTGAAGCAGATCAAAAAAGAAATGGAACAGTTTAAAAGATCCACTATCGACCCTCGAACTTTTGTGATCTTAGATGACTGCTTATATGATAACACTTGGGCGCGCGACAAGATGATGAGACTACTTTTCATGAATGGGCGACATTGGAAGGTGATGTTGATCATAACGATGCAATACCCTCTAGGAATTCCACCCACACTAAGAACAAATATAGATTATGTGTTTATTTTAAGAGAGCCATATATAGCAAATAGAAAGCGAATTTACGAGAATTATGCAGGTATGTTCCCTACATTAGAGTCATTTTGCCAGGTAATGGATCAATGCACAGAGAATTACGAGTGCTTAGTGATCAATAACAATGCCAAATCAAATAAGCTGCAAGATCAGGTGTTCTGGTATAAGGCAGATGCACACAATGACTTCAGATTAGGATCGAAAGAGTTCTGGGAACTATCTAAACAGATAAATGATGAAGACGAAGAGGAACAATATGATCCAAATAACGTGAAGAAACGCGGTGCGGGACCTAAAATTGCGGTAAAAAAGAGCAAATGGTAGAATCAGCTTTCAAATATAATAAACGGTTTTAATTAATTATTTATTAAATAATATAGCGTTAATTTCTCTTAATACATTTGATAAATCAAAGCCCTTTTCATTAGGATTATATCTTATTATTTTATTACCCAATGACATAATATACATTTCTCTTATTTTTTCATTTTCAGGATCACGATCAGCATGATTATTTTCATCACATTCTATAACTAATTTATAGTCAACAAAACATAAATCTGCTCTATATTTACCTATAGTAAATTGGCGTTTGAC